CGTGTATGCGGAAAAAGGGAAAAAGTAAGTCCTGGACTAGTACCAGAATCCGTCGATAGATATAAGTGTAACAAGTGTTCAGCGGCGTCAGGATGAAATTAAATTTATGATTTTGAGTGATCCTTCGGCAGAAAGAGCCGTATTGGCGGGTATTTGTAATTATGGCGAAGATGCTTTTTTGGATGTTGCTGATATCGTCCAAGAATCATCTTTTACTATTGATAGTAACGCTTTAATTTTTAAATGCGTTAAAAAGTTGTGTGAATCAGAAACAAAGGCTAAAATAGACATAGCCTCAATATACTCTATTGCACAAGAATTAAATCTGAGTCATGTTCTTGCTAAAAAAGAAGAGGCACAGCATCTAAGGGCTATAATGGATTTTCCAGTTAGTTTGGAAAACGTTCGTAGATTTGCAGCAAAAATACGCAAACTAGAAATAGCTCGTTTATTAAGACAACAACTAGAACTAGCTCAAGAAAAAATTCTAGATGTAACGGGTAGTGAACCGATATCTTCTATTATAGGTTTAGCAGAAGATAGCATTTTTAATTTTACTTCTTTGTTAAATGATGCTGATGGAAGCCCGGAAGTTATTGGCTCTAATATTGATGACTATATTAAAGCTCTTGAAGAAAATAAAATAGATCAAGTAGGTATACCAACCGGGTTTCCTATTTATGACCAAGCTATCGGAGGCGGTTTAAGAAAAGGAACTATTAATGTAATAGGAGCCAGACCAAAAACCGGTAAAACATTGCTATCTGACAATATGGGTAAAAATATTGCAAAGCTTGGTATACCGGTATTGAATATGGATACAGAAATGAATAAAGAGGATCATATCCATAGAATTTTAGCGATGATGACAGAGATAGAAATTAATCATATTGAAACCGGAAAGTTCGCCGAAACAGCAGATTCTAAAACAAAAATATCACAAGCGGTTTCAGAACTAAAACAGATGAAACTATATCATAAAAGTATTGCTGGTAAACCATTCGAAGACCAGTTGGCAATTATGAGGCGATGGCTAGTAAAAGAGGTTGGTTTGAATGATGACGGAACAGCAAAAGAATGCGTAATTTTTTATGATTATCTTAAACTTATGGATAGTGCGGGTATTAGTCAAGATATGAAAGAATACCAAGTACTAGGTTTTATGATGACAAGTCTACATAATTTTGCTGTAAGATATAAAGTTCCTATTGTGGCATTTATACAATTAAATAGAGACGGCATAACAAAAGAAAGCACAGACTCAGCGAGTGGATCTGATCGTATAATATGGCTATGTAGTAATTTTACGATCTTTAAAAGAAAGAGTGACGAGGAAATAGCGGAGGACGGGCCGACCAACGGAAATCGTAAGCTTTTACCTCTTATTAGTAGACACGGAGGAGGTCTAGATGACAATGACTATATTAATTGTCATATGAAGGGCTGGTGCGCTAAAATTACAGAAGGTAAGACTAGACTTGAAATAGTAAATAACAAATCAACATCAGATCAAGGATTTATAGTAGACGATGAAAACAGCCATGCAGAAGAAATCCCGTTCAATTGATCAAGCCAAGCTTAAAGTAGTTTGCGACGATCTTTGCGATAATATAGAATCATTAATGGATAATCTAGGATTAGAATATAATCTTAGACCCAAGATGTTATCTATGGCCTGTCCTATTCATGACGGGGATAATAGTTCAGCTCTTAATATATATTATGAGGGAGATAACTATAGGGGTAACTGGAAATGTAGAACACACGGTTGTGAAGAGTGTTTTAAGGGTTCTATCATTGGATTTGTAAGAGGGGTTTTGTCCAATAAAAAACACGGCTGGCAAAAACAGGGAGATTCTACTTGCACTTTTGATGAGGCATTAGATTATTGTTTAACTTTTCTCAAAAAAGACTTAAAACAAATTAAAATATCTAAAGCAGATAGAGACAAAAGACTTTTCACTAGTCTGGTGGGCCATATGAAATCGGAGCCAACCCCTTTAGCATCTGCCTTAGTCTCTAGAGACTCTGTAAGAAAGTCTTTGACCATACCAGCACAATATTTTATTGATAGGGGCTTTTCTCCAGAAATCTTAGACAAGTATGATGTGGGCGTATGTGATAAACAAGGAAAAGAAATGTTTAATAGAGCCGTAGCTCCTATATATGATCACGACCACAAATATCTTGTTGGGTGTTCAGGAAGAAGTATTTTTGAAAAATGTGACAAGTGTAAATCTCATCATAATCCGATAGACAATTGTCCTACTGATGAAGAAAAATGGAAATATTCAAAGTGGAAGCACAACCATGAATTTAAAAGCCAAAATTATTTATATAACTTCTGGTTTGCAAAAAAACAGATACTAGATTCTGGTATAGTTATTATTGTAGAAAGCCCAGGAAATGTATGGAAGTTAGAAGAAAATCATATACATAATAGCGTAGCCATGTTTGGTTCTTCGTTGAGCGATAGACAGAAAATAATACTTGATTCTTCTGGAGCAATGAATATAGTCATATTAACAGATAATGACGAAGCGGGCAAAAAAGCTGCGGAACAAATTAAAAATAAGTGTCAAAACACTTATAGGATATTTATACCACAAATATCTAAGCCAGACATAGCAGAAATGACACCGGACGAAATTAAAAAGGAGATCGTGGAATATATGGGAAAAATTATATGACAAAAATTTTAGCCTTTTCTGGACGCAAGCAATCTGGTAAAAGTACTGGAGGAGAATATATAGAACATCTTATCAAAACTTATAATTTACCAATCAGTTATAAACTATATAGCTTTGCTGATCCATTAAAACAAGACATATGTATTAATTTATTGGGTTTAACACATGAACAATGCTATGGTACAGACGAGCAAAAAAATACTTTAACTTCTGTAAAGTGGAAAGACATACCCGGCATAGACTGTAACAGAGATGAATACATGACTGCCAGAGAAGTCATGGAAGTTGTTGGCACTAAAATATTTAGAAAAATCAAAAATAATATATGGGTTGATGCCACTTTAGATAAAATTGATAGAGAACAATACGATCTAGCAATAGTATTAGACAATAGATTCCCTAATGAGGTTGATGGAATACTCAATGTTGGAGGATTTGTTATTAGACTAACCAGAGATCTATTTAACTCCAATGCAGAAGCTGAAGTTGCTTTAGATAAAAATAATTATGATTGGTCTAAATTTAGTCTAGTTGTAGATAATCAAAATCTAAATCTAGATGATAAAAATAATCAAATCTTTCATTTTCTTAAAACCGAGGGAATACTACCATTATAATTACATACCTTAGAAGTAGTTCCTATGGCACACACTCTATGTGCGAACAGCAATATTTTATAGAGTATGTTCTTGGAATGAGATCACCCTCGAATAAAAAAGCAGACAAAGGAACAATAGTACATAAAGTTCTAGAAATTCTAGCCTGTATCAAATTGGCCGACCAAAATAAAGAAAAAGACATAATAGACGATGTTATTGGAAAAGTTAGTACAAACAAATATAATTTGAACACTATTATTGAGAAAGTCTATAATTACTATACTAGCCAATTTACTCACCACGCATGGGAACTAAAGGACTATAAAGATTGTCACGCTTGGGTACATAAGGCATTAGACAGTAATAATGGAATGTTTGATCCTAGAAATAGAAATATCCTACAGCCCGAACAACATTTTGATATAGAAATCAAAAGAGAGTGGGCAAAATTTAAATATAATCATCAAGGAGAAATTATAGAGGGTAATTTAGCAATTAAAGGTACAATAGACTTAATAACAAAAGTAGATAATAATACTATAGAAATTATAGACTGGAAAACAGGAAGAAGATTAGATTGGGCAACTGGTGAGGAAAAAACTCATGAGAAGTTACAAAATGATCCTCAGCTTAAAATATATCATTATGCTGTGAGTCAGTTATATCCTGATATTGATCATGTAATGGTCTCTATTAATTTTATTAATGATGGTGGACCATTTACTATTTGCTATGATAAAGATGATTTATTATCTACAGAAGAAATGCTTCGTAAAAAATTTGAAGCAATTAAAAATGCTCAAATCCCGAAACTAACCAAAACATGGAAATGTACTAAATTATGCCATTTTGGAAAAACAACTTTTGAAAACTCTAAGTTGTTACCAATAATAGAATATAGAGATGGTCAGGTAACACAAAAAGATAAATTTATGACTAAATGTGAACAAATTCGACACGATATAGAGATGAAAGGTATAAAAAACGTTGTTGACGAGTACACGACTCCCGGCTATACTGTTGGTAAGTACAAAGCACCAGGAAGCGTAGAATGAGGAATTATATACCTTTACATTGTCACTCAATGTTTAGTTTGTTGGACGGACTATCAAAACCATCACAAATATCAGAAAGATGTCAAGAAATTGGGGCATCTGCTTGTGCCTTAACAGATCACGGAAATATAGCTGGGGCTATTAAGTTTTATACAGAAATGAAGTCTAAGGGCATCAAACCCATACTAGGTTGCGAGATTTATGTTTGTGATCAAGACCCCACAATACAAGACAAGTCTAATAAAGACTTAAGTCATTTTCTTGTTTTGGCAAAAAACTTAAAGGGTTGGAATAAACTTATTCAGTTGGTGTCTGAATCTAATAGGCCAGATTTTTATTATCATAAACCCAGATTAAGTCTAGATCATGTTGCTAGATTTTGCGATGGCGACATTATAGGCATTTGTGGTCATTTAGGCTCTGTATTAGCGGACAAGATAGTTCAAAATAACGCATTAATTAAGGATTGGAAAAATGTAGGACTAGAGCAAATAGGTATATTGAAAGATATCTTTGGTAAAGATAATTTCTTTTTAGAATCTCAGTTAATGGATATGAACAACACCCCGATCCAAAAAGATTTAACCGGTGTGGTCAGAGAATTGGGAAAACTCACTAATACTAAAGTGGTTTGCACACCAGATGCTCATTATTGTCGTAAAGAAGATGCTAATGACCAAAGAATCCTACTGTGTAACAATTTAAAGACAACATTTCCAGAAATTAGTAGAAAAATTAGCAATGACGAAGAAGTTCCTCTTTCTTGTTTTTTTACTTCTGATAACTTTCATTTGTTGTCACAAGAAGAAATGAATAGTCTGCATACAGAAGAAGAAATAGAAAATACCAATTTTGTTGCTGGTTTGTGTGAAGAATATAATGTTTTGAGTAAGCCTAGGCTTCCTCCGTTTGCTTGTCCTGATGGATATAATCCAGACGAATATCTAAGACAACTGTGTAGAGATGGCTGGAGAGACAAAATAGCAAACACTATTAATAAAGACGATCAACAACAATATGTAGATAGAATTAAATATGAACTAGAAGTTCTACAAGGAGCTGGACTTAGTAGCTACTTTTTGATAGTACAAGATATTGTTAACTATGTAAGACATAACTCTTGGCTTCCGGGTCCGGGTAGAGGTAGTGCTGCCGGTTGTTTAGTATCTTATCTTATTGGTATTACCAGTATTGATCCGATGAAATATAATCTAATGTTTGATCGATTTTATAATGCTGGTCGTAACTCAAAAGACCATATATCCATGCCAGATATTGATGTGGACGTACCGATCAATAAGAGAGAAACTATTATTGAATATATTAAAAACAAATATGGTCACGATAAAGTTTCTCAAATGATTACATTTAATACTATTAAGGGTCGAGGAGCCTTGAAGGACGTATTAAGAGTATATGGCAATATTTCTTTTGATGAAATGAATAAAATTACTAAAAATATTCCGGACGAAGCCAAAATAGCAGACGATTTACAAGAAATGAAAGAAGAAACCGGAGAAGCGTCTATTATTAGATGGGCTTTGGAGAATAATCCGGACAAACTCAAAGAGTGGTGCTTTATTGATGAAAAAAATGAACTACAAGGACCACTTGCCAAACGCTTCGAACAAGCTATTAGATTAGAGGGTACTAAATCGAATCAATCCAAACACGCGGCCGGTATTGCTATCAGTGCATTACCATTGAACGAAGCCTGTCCAATGGTTTATGACTCTAAGAATAAGCAATTAATAGCGGGAATGGAAATGCAAGATTTAGAATCAATTGGTATTATTAAATTTGATATATTAGGAGTAGCAATGTTGGATAAAATTATGACAATTCAAGATATTCTAGGAGATAGGTGATTAATATGTCTTTAAAAAAGTTTATTGATGTTCAGGTTGGTGACAAATTTACTCTAAACGGTATCGAATATGTGAAGATACCTGATGAAAGAGTTAGTTGTTGCCATGTTAATAATGCATCACAAGCTAATGATAGTAACACAAAAATTCAAGTCATACCAATTACAGAAGTAGAAGTTAATGATTAATTATAACAAAATTTGCGTATTCGATTTTGAAACAGATGGATCCGATCCTAAGCAATGCAGTCCTGTACAAATAGCTGCTGTCATGATCGACCCGATCAAATTAGAGGTTATACCAAAATCCGAATTTAATATTTTCTTTAAGCCGGAAGTTTTGGCGAATGATGATAACTATACTTATACCACAGACATTCTGGATTTTCATGCAAAAGTTAAAAGTTGTTCTAAAGACGATATATTAAGCCAATGGAAAAACTACCCTTCTCAAGAACAATCTTGGAAACTGTTTGTAAATTATCTAGATATGTATCATACTAGGTCTTCTAAAAAGAGTCAATTTACAGCCCCAATTGCTGCTGGATATAATATCAATAGATTTGATCTCAAAATTATAGATAGGCTTAGTGGTAAATATGGAAATACAAATAAAGAAGGTACCTCTAATGTCTTTTTCCCAAGAGACGTAGTTGATATAATGAATTTAATTTTTTATTGGTTTGAATACAATAATGACTTAAAGAGCTATACTCTTGATTCTGTGAGGGATTATGTTGGATTATCGAAAGAAGGCGCTCACGACGCTCTAAAAGACGTACAAGATTGTGCAGAAATTCTTATTAGGTTTCTAAAACTACACAGAAATTTGGCTCAAAAAATTAAGTTTAAGGATTCTTTTTCAGGCAATGTCTAAAAAATTTCAATATCCGTGCGGATGTTCTTTTAATATTATTTCGGGCGAAGGAGAGGATATGAAATTGTCCTTTGATCCCCGTATTGAAACTATCAATTTGGAATGTTATAAAACATGGGATTTAATATCTGATGGAAACACAAAAGGTTGTTTTCAGTTGGAGTCTAGACTAGGAAGATCTATTGCTAAAAAATTAAAACCTTCCAATATTGAAGAATTATCTGCCCTAATCAGTATTCTTAGACCCGGATGCTTAGAGGCTATACGTGATGGAAAGAGTGTGACTAATCACTATATAGATAAAAAAAATGGACAAGAAACTATAGATAATTTTCATCCATCTCTAGAACCCATTTTGAAAACAACATATGGCGAAATGATTTATCAGGAACAAGCGATGGAGATCGCTAAAACTATCGCTGGTTTTAATCTACAAGAAGCCGATATGTTAAGAAAAGCTATTGGAAAGAAAAAGCCAGAAGAAATGGCTAAAGTTAAATCAAAATTTTTATTGGGTGCTAAAAATCTAAATTTAGTCACAGAAGATGAGGCAGAGCAGATCTTTGGTTGGATTGAAAAGTCTCAAAGATATTCTTTTAATAAGTCACATGCTGTTAGCTATGCTATTAATGCATATTTATCAGCGTATACCAAATCGCATTTCCCAAAAATATTTTTCGCATCTTATTTACGATTTGCTAAAGATAAAATTGATCCAAAAGCAGAAATTAAAGAATTAGTACAAAATGCTAGCGAGATGGATATAACTGTTAGCACCCCAGACATTCGTAATCTGAACAAGTTATTTATCTTAAAAAATAATCAAATTTATTTTGGCTTAACAGATATCAAGGGATTTGGAAATGCTGTATATGAAAAACTAAATAATATTATATCTAGTAAGCAAATAGATTTAAATAAATTGAACTGGATTCAAACAGCTTTAATGATACTATCAGACATTAATTCTACAGCAGCAAAATCTTTAATTCAGAGCGGGGCCTTGTCTTTTTTAAAAAAGACCAGAAACTCTATGTTGTTTGAATTGAGTTTAATAAATGAATTGACAAAGAAAGAAATCGGAACGATATTAACAAATATATATTCTTATTCTAATTTAGAAGATGCTTTTATAGGATTAATGAAAATAGGCAAACTCAATAAAAACAGAGTAACTGTAGTACAAAACTTACTTAATACTTTAAAGAGACCTCCATATGCTTTAGAAGATAATCCAGAATGGATAGCGGATACAGAGGAAGAAACGCTCGGTTGTAGTATAACGTGTTCCAAGGTTGATATGTATGATATTAGTATGACTAATACAACTTGTAAAGAATTTAAAAATAGTCTCAATAAAGATAATATCATATTATGTGGAGAGGTAGACAATATTAGTGTTACCAAAACCAAAACAGGAAAGAATCCCGGTTTAGAGATGGCATTTGTAACATTAACAGATGGTTCTGGTGTGTTAGATTCTGTTGTATTTTTTCCAGAGCAATACAGAAGCTATAGAAACTTGTTGTTTGGAAGCAATGTTATCATAGTGAAAGGTAATAGGTCAAAGACCGGGGATTCGCTCATAGTGGAAAAGGCTTACATCGCAAAATCTTGACACCGATCAGAGACCTTCTATAATAGTTTGTAATTTGGTTTTTCACATCAAGGAGTTTGAATATGAATATTAATATCTTAAGAGGAAATTTAGCTCGTGATCCAGAAGTTCGTGTTGTTAACACTGGCGGAAGGCAGACTACTGTTGTTAACTTTACAGTTGCTGTTTCTCGTGAGTATACCAAGTCTAATGGTGAAAAGGATAAGGTAACAA